TATTAGACTATTTGGTCATAAGACTTTCAATAAGGCTTGAAGCATCATTGATATGTCCTGACTTCCTTAGTCTTGCTTTTTGTGCTTTAACTTTATCACCAGAAATTTCACCTCTTGTTGCAGGAGAACCAGGTCTAGTAACTTTAGGTATATTTTTTAATTTTTTACCTTTTATCTTGCTATTAACCAGATCATCATACTTCATAGCTTTGTGTAAAATATCAACACTACGAGCATCAATTAATTGAGATAAATCTTGTTCTGAAAACCCAGACTTTATTGCAAAGTTTTTAATTCTGCTTTTAATCTTAGGTCCTTCAACAGGATCTGACCAGTTAGGAATCATTCCAGAAACAATTTGTTGTTGTTCTATTTTGACTTCCTCAACCTTTTTTTCCGCATTTACTGCTGCTTCGTATTGGTGTTTTTGTTTTTCATTAGCTACTTTAGCTTTTCTTTCATGTAATTCCCTAAACTCTTCTCTTTTAAGAGAATATTGTACAGGGTCTTCAATCTTAAGTGTTGCCCAATCTGTAGACTCGAATGCTTTTATATCACTATCTACTATTTGGTCAATGTCCTCAAGACTGGATAAGTATTGCTGCTTCGCTTTTTGAGTAGCTTCAAGTTCTTGAGAGAGCATTCTTTTCTCCTCACTAACTTTTCTTCTGTCCTCTCCAAGTTCTTCGTTTTTACGAGTATAATCAGCTTCAAATTGAAAACCTTTTTTTAGTTCTTCAAGGGTCACCTCATGCTTTTTTCCTGCCGCTTTGACAGTATATCGCTGTTGCTCCTCTATTTCTTCTTGAGTGTTTTCTTCTTCTCCAATGTCATCAGTAGTTAATCCATCAGGATTACTTGCTTGTATGTCAACTGATTCGGACTCCATGTCCTGTTCAGAAACTTCTTCCGTTGTTTCTGTTGCTTGTTGGTCTTCTGAACCTTGCTCTTTACGAGGGTTCATCATACCTTGAAGCGCTTCCTGAGCTGATCTCACATCTGTAATAGGTGTGCCACCAAACTTAGAATCTTGTATAGGGATATCATCTTTTGCCATGATTATTTACCTCCCTTCAATTCGTGTTCAACTATCTTGCCATTCTCCATTGTGTTCACAAGTACATTTTGTGCTGTGAGTACACCACGAAGTGAGAAATATAAAGATTCTCTTTTATCAGATTCTTCTATTTCTGTTCTAATCCATTGCTGAAAAATATCATTTTGGATTACTTCATAAGATTTTATTAATAAAGGGTCTTTAAGTAACCTTTCGGCATCTTGCCCTTCTTTAATTTGATTGTCTTTGTCTACCATTGTCTTCTCCTATTTGACAAATTCTATCTACTACATAAGTAGGTATAGGTCGTTTGCCTGTTAAATACCCTCGAATATCGTTTTTTGATATTGATGTCTTCAAGGATAATTCTTTTACAGAAACACGATGTTTTAACATTAACTGCTCTAATTCTGTATTATTAAGTTCTTTTTTTTCTGCTATCAAGTTTTCTTCTTTTTATTTTCAGGAAATCCTTTTTTTGCAATCATGCTCCTACCTTTTGCATTGCAATCTTATGTGCTTGGGTAAAACTTTTACCTTCATTCATAAGTTTTTTCATCTCTGCCATATGTTTAGCAGTATGATGAACCTTATGTTTTGCAAGAGTTTCCTTTTGTCTTTTAGTTAACATGTTTTAATAACCTGGATATTTTTTAATTGGCTTCTTTTTCTTTTTCATAATAACCTCAATAGTTGTGTAAATTTGTCTGTCATTAATATAAATATAACTAAAGCTCCCCAGATCGCATACTTAAATCTAAAGACTTCTATCTTAACATCTCTCATATCTGTTTCTATATGTGCTAAGTGATTGTTTTTTATATCATTTATATCTTTTTTAATTAATTCTATTTCAAGATTTAATTCACTGTTATCTTTCATGCTAATGGCAACTTAGTTTTTTTAGGGTACATATTTAACGCCATAGCTACACACTTTTTGTGTTGTGTGCCTTTATTAGTACAATATTTTATTTCTTTAGAAACAAGCTTTCTTCTTTGGGTTTTTCCGTATCCTGTTGTTTTCATTATTTTGGTCCTATTCCAACTGGTCTTCCTTGAATAGCTTCTAATCTTAATTCTGCTTCATTCAATACCAATTGTTGTTTTTTAAGTTCTAAGTCTTGTTGTTTAATTGCAAAGTCTATAGAAGCTGTTTTTTTCTTCATATCTAACTCTTGTTCTTTTAAACTTGCATCTACTTGTGCTGTTTGAGCCTGGACTTGTAGTTTTTGCACTTCTAATTGAGCTTTTTGCATTGCCAATTGATCATCCATTGATGGTCCTTCTTGTTTTGGTTGAACAGTAGAAGGATCAGTTATAAATCGATCAGGGTTTTTATATCCAGATTGAGTTATAAACTCGCTAACTGCGTTATATATGTTTTGTGGGTTAACTAATGTTCCCATTCCTCCATTTTGAACTAAAGTTTGAACAATATTCATAATTCCTGACATTGTTTGCATTTTAGAAGTTTGACTACCGCTACCAACTCCTACATTAACAGTACAGTTTAACTTTTCTTTCCAACGAGAAACATCTATGGGTACAAACTTACCATTAAGATAAGCCATTTTCTTTCTGTCTTCGTATCTTTGAATTAAAGCATAGATACTTGTAAACAAATCTTTAATGCCTGTTTCAGCAAATATACGAGCAATTAACTCAATCCTTTGCATAGAGGATTCTGTTGCTGCTGATATTGCCCCTGAAGTAACATGAGATGTTAATACATCTGGGTTTAATCCTTGTGTCATCTTAGATACACCTGATCTTTCTTCTCTAATGCCATCTAAGTATTGAACCATTTGGAACGCATAAGGTTGTATTTGGGGTGTAGGTAAAGCTGTAACCGCTCCTGGCGCTCTCATTCTAACAATTCCACCTGGTTTAGAGGACAATAGGTCATCTAATTCTACTTGACCAGCAAGAACCGCATATCTTGCGTTGTTAGTTAAATACATATTATCAAGAAGATTTCTCATAATAGTAGATTTAATAAGCTGTATATCTTCTACTGTGTCAGCAATACTCATGCCGTGAAACTTGTGAGGTATTGGGATAGGGCAAATAGTTGAGAAAGGAACTGAGTCAATTTCCTCATTATCTAATATTATATTACCGCCTTTAGTAATTTTTCTTAGTTCTGCTATACCATCACCATCATAATCAACATGAATATAGCATTCTTCTATCCAAACAGACCTATTAGCCCCTTTACCTTCTTCATCAGGAGCTGTATCTTCATCAAAACTAAACCTTGCTAGTCTTTCTTGGTTATATTCTGCATTATTCTGTGTATAAGTTGGTAATTCTTCTACTAATTTTTTAGAGTATCCTTCTAAAATTAAATCGCTAACAGATTTTTTAACCCTATGACATACAAAACTAGCATCTTCAATAGAAGTAGATCTTCTTGATATTAGAAATTCTTCTGGTGGAACAGATACTACTTTAACCTGTCCATTTTTTTTTGTTCTTTTAACTTTTACATCATGTTCAGATATCTTTGGAGAGATGAGGTTTCCATTATCATCAACCTGTGCTTCATTAAGAGTGTTTTGAGTATGCTCTAAAACCTCAAGCTCATCATTTGTTAATATAGATTCAAACTCAATATCTGTTAATTTTTCATAGTTTTCTGTAGAAACTTCTGTTTTTTCTTCCCAATAGTGCTTAATAATACCTGTTTTGCTAATTAAAGCATCTTTAAAGGCATCGTATAGCACTTTAAAACCATTATTTTGTTTATTAAAGACATAATTAACATAATCAGTAGCTTGTTGCGCCATCTCTACATCTTCAGGGCCTTGAGGTTCAAATTCTGCTGTATTGTTATGCGTAGTAAAGATACGCATAAGACTAGGCATAATGTATTCAATCGTATCTCGTACATCGGTTGTAACGATTTCAGAACGACCATCAATCTCATTACCAAACTTTTCGCCAAGATAATACTTCATGGATTGCTCTCTTTGAGAAGAGAGTTCTGTATTGAAGTTTCCTGAAGCAGACTCTATTTCAGTGCTTAGTTGAGCAACTAGCTCATCTTTGGTCATTTTTTTAGCCATTTATTTTCCGTACCTATTTTTAAATTTTTGAGCTGCTGTTCTTTTTCTTTGCAGATTGGATGGTTTTTGTCCTTCTTCTGTTTTAATTTTGTAAGCATTACCTGTTTTTTCTTGCTGTTTTATTCTTTGAGATCTTTCCGTTTCTTTCCCAACAATAGCTCCTCCTGTAAATCCTAATGCTACTTTTCCTGCTGTTGATAATTTTTTATCTATAGAAGACATATTAGGTTTTGTTTTTGTCATTCCAGACATATTACTGGCTAGAGTGTTTCTTCTTTTAAGAAAATCTGAAACCCTTGCTCCTGGAACTACACTTGCTGCTTTATCTATCCCAGTTTTAGATTTTGCAGTCTTTAAACCTTCTTTTTTTAGTTTTTTAGCAGTTCTTTTTGCAATTTCTTTTAAAGCTGCTTTAGTTCCCATTTTCCTAAGTTCGTTCATTGTTAATGTGTAAATTGCTGCACCTATTGGCCATACCATAATGTTCTCCTTATACGACTGCAACATCAGGGCCTAATCTACCCTTGTCGTTCCATCGTGATCCTTTAGTTGTTGAATGTCTAAGACTCAATGCTGCATATCTTGTAGCCGACATTAAGTCATCTTTTAGTTTAACCAGTTTACCATCTTTCCTATGATACATACGATACTCCTCAAACCAGTCATAAAGGGTATTGAATACTTTAAATTTTCCGTGTTCCATTCTATCTAACATATCCATCAATCCTGCTTCAACAGAGTTTCCACCCTTTTTCTGCCCTAATGCAGGGGGATTTTCAAAGTGAAACGGCAACATATTGACATAAGCATCTCTATATTGCTCGGCTAGGGTAATACCACTTCCTTTATCGTGTTGATAACCATCATGTGGCCATACTATAGGAATCCAATCAGAACCTTCTCGTTCATTAATATGAGAGCCGTGATGAGAAGGTATTTGTTTAGCCACTCTATAGCAGTCATAAACGTATACAATATCCTGATCTCTATCCCAAGCTAACCATACTACGGCAGTAGGGTGATCGTAACCAAAATCTATTGCTGCTATTCGTGCATAATGGTTGGGTATCTTAAAAGGCTCGATAGCCAAATTATCCTCATCTATAGGAAATACTAGCCCTGAACCAATCATCGGTATCCCTTTAGACCTCATTTCTCTCTCGTGTGGAGGTAATGCTGCTAAAATCTGTTCTTTCATATCATCAGTTAGGTGATGTGCATCTTCCCAACCTGCTGTTATTAATGCCTGTTTAGGTCTTAAATCTGATGTAAAATTCTGTACTACCTCAGTCATACCTGATTCAGGAGTAAAGGTTAAATAAACCGCTCCCTTTTTATCAAGAGTTCTAGTAATACATTGTGAATATATCTCTCTGGGTGGTTCTTCATCGAGCCATACCAGATCAATACTTTCCCCCATAAATTTTTCACTACCTTGTTCGTAAGCCTTAAAGGCAACTCTAGACCACCCACCTGTGCTGTGTTTTACAAGAACCGAAGAATGTGCGTTAGGCACACCTGGTTTCCTTGTTGCTTCGCCAATGAGATGTTTAGGAATTGATCCTTTCCCTCTTTCTCTGGGGTTATCTGGTTGCCCAAATAATTCTTTTTGACAGATATCTCTTGTGGTTTCATTTGATGCCCCACAGACCCATGCCCTAATAGGCTCTTCAAACCGCCTACCTTTCCACCAATCTGGGTACATACCTGTTAGGTGTAAAGACATCTCCATAGCGCCCACATAACTTTTTCCTACCCTATTAGCCGCCATTAGAAGTCTTTGGTTAGTATCTAACCCAGCTTCATGAAATCTCTTCTGGAAAGGATAAGGCTCGTAGTAATTGAGTTTATACTCTTGTTGTCTTTTCTTTAGTGTATTAAGGATTTCCTCAACTCTTTTATTGTCTTGCATAATTTAAAAGCACTGATAAGGGTAATGTCTTGGAGGACTAGTGATCCGTTATCAGCACTCGTTTATTCATTTTAATTTAAAGACTATTATCCACTTCTAATTTTATATGATTTTTTGAGCAATTGTCAATTTAAATCGCCACCAGATTAAAACTTGTATCTATTGCCTTTAATTATGACTTGGCTTTACTACGCATATAAGGGGATGCTTATGGACTTGATATTTCCCTCCATAGCATGAATGAGTCTACGCCAACAGACTCTGGTGTGGATTGGGGGTGTCGTATATTTGGCTTTGTTGTATATGAATTTGTAGGAATAAAAGGCTCTTATATCTATTTTATGAACTTTAAATAAATATAATGATCAATAGTAGTAATGATAATTAATAATACTTATATGATAGTCATTATAGATTCATATAGCCCCTTAGATAATAATATAATAATAATATATATGAATGAGTTAGTTATAACATGGCTACTATCCATTTAACTATCTATCAATTAAGAATATATTATTATAATTATCTAATAGTATTGCGCCTACTAGTAAAGTTTAATAATGTTAAGTGATAGAAGGCTTTTAAGGATCTAAACCAGTGCGGTTTTTTAATTAGATATCTATAATAAAAAACCTCTATTAATTGCTTAATAGAGGTTCTTATTTGTTTTGCTTAGTTATTTTATAAAACTAATACCAAACATACTAATGGTATTAAAGTTATCATTAATAAAAAATGTCTTTCATTTTCATTAACCCATTCTTTATAACATAGTAAAAAATATATACTTACCATCAATGCAAATAAGAATGTAAAAAAATAGAGTTCTAATCTCATTATTTAACCCCTCCATCGAATGGCATTGCTACGACTGTATAAGTTGTTTCTTTGTTTGGTTCTCTATCTGCAAAATCTTTAGCTATTAAATTAGCTAGATTTAAATCATTATAGAATTTGCTGCCTTCTATATTTACAGTGTTTGACCCATCACTCCATATATATTTCTTAATAATTGCATAAGTTTTATTTATATTAATAGTCATTTTTTGATATCCTCCAAGATATTGTTAAGTTAAGTATACCAGTTAATCCAATAAAATCATATATTCCTTTGGGTAGTGTTCTCTAAAATATGAAATAGCGACTCCCATACCTTCATATAATCCCATAGACTCACAACCCATTATATAAGAATACAAGCCTTCCGCCTTTGGTGTTAGCTTTACACTTTCACCGCTATACGGATTTTTTACAATCAATAGCGGGTGGCCTTCTTTTAATGTGTCCATCTTTTTAAGTATAGTTTCAATTTTTACCATGTTTTTATCTCCTTTAGTGTTTTAAATATGCAATGTTTGGAATATCTTTGTTCCAACATGCACGACATTTTTTACATTGGTTGCCTTGCTTACTAGCCAAACAAAGATAATCAGATTTAGTTATTTTTAGACTAGAATCTATCACAGTTGATGTTAATAATGGATCTAGAACTTTAGGCGGTTTACCATTAATCATGGCTGCGGAAATTCTAATAATTAAATTCTTTGGAAGTTGTCCAGATCCTTTAACTATTTTAATTTCACGAGTTGGTAACCAGTGCAAGATGCCAGGCGTTAACTCAGCAACCTTGATTATCTTCTTTAAATGTTCAATGCTTTGAATATCTCCGCTATCGTGCCATCTAAAATAGTTTCCGTTTCTTTGTGCCTGTGCATTAATTAGTTTAACCATAGCTTGAACCCATAGTTTATTCTTTAATGCTTTTTTTCTTTTAGTCATGGCTTTATATATTGTTTTATGGAATCTTTTATAATTTCCATTCAATGCGTAACAACCATCACAAACCGAGCCTTTAACATCTCGTAACTTTGTACCCACTTTACAATCTAATGCGGATAAATTGAAAGAATCACATGGCATTTTACTAGTTCTAGTAAGTCCGCCAGTGATTGCTTTAGCATCTTTTATAAATTTAATTTCTTTTATCATTTAATGTGTCCTTTTTAGTGAGATGTTTTGATAATGTTTAAGAACTTTTTTATCAGTTCTAACTTTAACCACATCATGGTTTTTATCTTTTAATTGTCTTGTTATTTCTTTTTGTAAAAAAATAATAGTTTTAAAAATGTTCATTTTATTCATTTCAACCCCCTTAAAGCTTGCTTTTTTGTTTGTTTGTTTTTGTTTTGTTTTTTAATAATAGGTTTCATGAAATCATCACATCTTTTAATTTGTGACATTGTCATAGTTTCCCTATTTCCAAAAAAGTAGGTCAATAGTTCATTGTTTTGCATTTTTAATCCTCCAAGATTTTTAATGTAAATTAACATTAGCATTATTTTAATAAAAATAAAATATATAAATTCATACTATATATAGCAAAAAAAAATAAAAACTCTGCATAGATAAAACCTTTCAAGTTATATTTTATTTATCTTTTTTTTATGTTTGGCTTTGCTGAGATTTCTGGATAACGGGTTTTGTTTTTAGAATAATTATTTTATCTTTTTTTTAGATTTGGCTTTGCTTGGTATTTATACTCGCTCTCTCGTGCATTCTTTTTATTTTGTGTGGGTAGTTAGTCAAAGATATTAACCTATGGGCAAAAAAAAAGACTCAATTAAGAGCCTTTTCTTCTCTCGGAGGAGATTTAATCTTGGCCATCTTTTGTTAATTTGTCTGCTATTGTGTCTGCTTTTTTCTGCCAATCTTTGTCTTGTGAATGACCATTTTCACAGGCAAATTCTAAAGCATTTATAATAAAATCTATTTCTTCTTTACTCATAAATCCTCCTCTATTTCAAAATCTCGGTCTACACCCACTTCTTCCCATTCTTCAGGACTTAAACATTCTTCAGCTTGTTTTAGTGCATGGTTTTTAGATTTAGCATTAAATTCTTTTTTATAAAATGTAATCTGTTTATTTATCACTACATATTTTGTTGTCATCTATATCTCCTGTTAATTTATTAATCGTTATCGTATCAAAATGTTCTCCTACCTTTTTTGTCTAGTTCACAAAACCTACACACTGTCCTCACTGGACAACCTTGTACCTTATAATCTACTATTCTTATTGTTCCTTTTACCATAGTATTTTTCCTTTTGTGTCGCCTGATAAAATAGCTCCAGTAGATTCATGGTCAGTTATTTCATCATCCTCTTTTAGTTTTACAATGTAATCGTAAACTCTACTTGTTAATTCTTCATTAAGTTTAATCTCATAAGTAGACTTATCAGGTCGTTCTACAAATACACCCCATTCATTTATCTTCATGTTATTATCTCCAAGTTAATTTATTAAGGATTTATATCCTAGTTTTATACAAGCATTAAACTCTTGATCCCTTTTTGC